AAGAAAAAGATTTAAAATTAGAACAAATTGCTTTAAAATATCAAGATATCATTACTGATCATTATAATTTATTAGCTAAAGAATGTTTTAATGTTGATAAACATAGATTGGAAATGAAAACCGAGTGTGTTATTCGTTCAGCCTATTTTAGAGCTAATAGACGTTATGCCCAATGGATTACAAAACAAGAAGGGATAACTAAAGAAACATTAGATGTTAAGGGTTTAGAATATAAAAAATCAAATTTCCCTAAATTATTTGGGACATTTTTTAAAAATATATTAGAAGATGTGTTAAAAGGTACTGAACAGGATGAGATTGATACTCGTATTTTAAATTTTAAAAAAAGAATATTAACTGAAATACCAATAGAACAATTAGGAAATCCAACTGGTGTAAAAACCCTAAACAAATATATTGAACGTAAACCAGTTGGAGGAGAGGCTTTTACAATTATTAAAAAAGGAGCCCCAGCAGCAGTTAGAGCTACAATTAAATATAATGATTTACTTAGACATTGGAAATTAGATAGTAAACATTCACCAATAGTTCAAGGTGATAAAGTTAAATGGATTTATTTAAAGAAAAATCCATATAATATTGAAGCATTAGCATATCTTGATTTTGATATGCCAGATAAAATTAGAGAATTTTTAGATAAATTTTCAGATAAAGAAAGAGTTTTTGATACTATATTATTAAATAAATTAGAAGGATTCTATGATGATTTAGGTTGGAGACTAAATACTAATCCTTACGTAAACCAATTTTTTATATGATTTATATTTTTGATATAGACGGAACATTAACCCCTAGTAGAAATAAAATAGATAAACAATTTCAAGAATTATTTAAAAATTTTATATCTGCTTATCGTGTATGGTTAATTTCGGGTAGTGACCATACTAAAACAATAGAGCAAATAGGTGTTGATATATGGAAAGATGTAGAAAGAGCCTATCAATGTTCCGGTAATCAACTTTTTAAAAGAGGTTCTTTAATTAGAAGTAATGATTGGGAAATACCAATACAAACTAAAGGTTGTTTAGAAAAATTTTTAAAACAATCTAAATATCCACACAGATATGGAAATCATATAGAAGAAAGACCAGGTATGGTTAATTTCTCTATTGTAGGAAGACAATGTACTCAAGAGCAAAGAGAAGAATATTTTAAATGGGACAGTAAACATCAAGAAAGAGTAAAATTTGCTCAAGAATTAAGAGAAAGATATCAATTTTTAGATGCCGTAGTAGGAGGTGAAATTAGTATTGACATCTATCCAAGAGGTAAAGATAAGGGACAAATCATAGAAGAATTAGATGATAATTTTACATTTTTTGGAGATAAATTATCACCAGGAGGAAATGATTACCCTATTAAATCAGCATCACAATTAAAATTATTAAAAGGAAATGAATTTTACCATGTAAAAAGTTGGAAAGACACAAGAAATTTATTAATTTCCATAATGCAACAAGATGCAGGCATAGTATGAAAAAAAGTAATATAGTAAACAATATTCAAAAATATTATTTAGGTGGTTTATCTAAAGGTGTTATTTGGAATATAAAAAATAATAAAGTAAACATTTCATTTACTACAGAAACAAAGGACACTGTAGGTGATTTAGTTTTTGATTTAAATTTAGATGATTGTGAAATTGGTATTAATAATACTGATGCTTTATTACGTTTATTAAATATAACAGACGAAGAATTACAATTAGAATTAGATACTAAAGAGACAGGTTTACCAACTAAATTAAGAATTCAAGATAAAAAATATGATTTAGATTATAATTTAAGTGACCCTAAGATTATTGAAAAAGTACCTAATGTACAAGAAATAGATTATGATTTTACTTTTAAAATAAATGATGAATTTGTTAATAGTTTCTTAAAAGCACATAATGCATTAGAAAAAATAAATGAATTTACTTTAAATACCTCTATTACTTCTCAAGGTGAAAATGTTGTTGAAATAATAATAGGAGAGAGAGAAAGACATGCTAATAAAATTAAATTTACTGAACCGGCTGAATTTGAAACACCGAGTGATTTATTACCGTTTTCAGCAACTGTAATTAGAGAAATTCTATCGGCTAATAAAGGTAATGAAGGTATAGCATCAGTAAGTAATAAAGGGTTATTTAAAATTTCATTTAATACAGATGAAAGTTCAGTAGAATATTTTGTTGTAAGACAACAGTAATATATATTTATAATAAATGACTGAGACTCTAGGGCGAGCAGTTATAGTTTTATGTTTAACCGAGTAGCTAAGGCACTCACAAATTTAATGATATGAATACATTTTTATATGAACGTACACCGTTCGACATTTTAGTTAGAAATTTTTTCCAAGACGCAAGCACATATTCTCCGCTTGCAGAAACCAAAGTTCCACATCCAGTAGATATTTATACTTCAGATAAGGGGTTATCTTTTGATATTGCTTGTACTGGAATAGGAAAACAAGACATTGAATTGTTAATTCAAGACAATGTATTAAAGGTTAATTATAATAAACCAAAAGAAGATCTAGAAGAAAAAGACTTTATCCATAGGGGTATTGCTAAAAGATCTTTTAACCTAGGATGGAAAATCGACAGTAAATTCGATTTATCTAAAGCTACTGCTAGCTTTAATGATGGATTATTATCGATCCAGGTTCCATTCTCAAAGGGTTCAGAATTAAAAAAGTTACAAATTAAGTAAATCAAGTTTGCCCTAGAGCTTGGTTTTTATTAATATTTTTCGTATATTTACGTAAACAAAAAGTTATGGCAAATCCAAATTTTAAAGGTAGACCTGTTGGATCAGGTAAAAACACATTTATAGAAGACCCATTATTGGGTGATTATAAAATAACAGTTGACGAATACAGTTATAATATATTTGACACTGTTAAGAATAAAACTGTAGGTTTTCACACTACATTAGAGCAAGCTGTTTTATCAATAGCTAGAAAATTAATGATACAAGAAAAAACTTATAGTTTAACTGAATTCGCCAAAGAGTTCAAACAAACACATACTAATCTTAAAGAAGCAATTTTAAAATAATGAGTAAATTAAAACCAGTTAATGGAAATGTTATCCTTAGACCTATAGAGGAGGAGGAACAAATGGCAGGAAATATTATTATTCCTGATATGGGTAAAGAAAGACCCGAAATGGGAGAAATTATAGCAATTTCAAATGTTTATAATTTTAATAAAGGTGAATATGCACCTACAATTTTAAAAGTTGGTATGAAAGTTTTAATACCAAAAATGGGTACACAAGCAATTACCATTGATGGGGAGGAATATTATATTACATCACAAAATTCAGTTTTATCAATAGTAGAATAATGATTACAAAAACAAGTTTCGGAACAGAATTAAAAAATAAGCTTTTAGAGGGAGTTCAAGAGCTTAATAATAGCGTAGCATCAACTTTAGGACCTGCTGGTAGAACAGTATTAATAAAAGAAGATACTGGTGAAATTAAAGTAACTAAAGATGGAGTTACTGTTGCTAAAGCTTTTGATGAATTAGAAGATCAAACAAAATCTCTAGGTGCTGAATTAGCTAAAAAAGTTTCAATTAAATCTGCTAATGAAGTAGGAGATGGTACTACAACTTCAACAGTATTAGCTACTGCTATTTTAGAGGAAGGAATTAAACAAATTAATGATGGTTCTAATCCAATTAATATCAAAAAAGGTATAGATGAAGCTGTAACAACAGTAGTAAATAAATTAAAAGATATGGCTACTGAAATTACAGATGATTCACAAATTAAAGAAGTAGCAACTATATCAGGTAATAATGATGTTGAAATAGGTAATTTAATTTCTACTGCCTTAGATAAAGTAGGTAGAGATGGAATTGTTGCTATTGAAGAATCTAAAACCGGTGAAACCTCACTTGAAATAGTTGAAGGTATGCAATTTGATAGAGGATATAAATCTCCTTACTTTGTTACTGACAATGATACTATGACTGCTGTATTAGATAATCCTTATATTTTAATAACATCTGAATTAATTAACCATGCCTCAGAATTGGTTAATGTTTTAAATAAAGTAAGTGGTGAATCTCGTTCCTTACTTATTGTAGCTGATGATATAAATGGTGAAGGATTAGCAACATTAATTGTTAATAAAATGAGAGGCACAATTCAGGCTGTAGCTGTTAAAGCTCCTGACTTTGGAGATAGAAGAACTATGGCTCTTGAAGATTTAGCTATTATAACCGGAGGTAAAGTAATTGATAGGCAAAAAGGTTTAAAATTAGATAAAATCCAACCTGTTCAATTTAGTGACTTATTAGGTAGTGCTCGTAAAGTAACAGTTACTAAAGAAAAAACTACTATTATAGATGGTGGGGGTTCTGAAGAATCAATTTCAATAAGATCAGAAGAAATTAAAACACAACTTGATAATGCTAATTCAGCATTTGAAAAAGAAAAACTACAAGAAAGATTAGGTAAACTAATTGGGGGTGTGGCTATTATTAATGTTGGTGGTAATTCAGAAATTGAAATTAGAGAGAAAAAGGATAGAGTAGAAGATGCATTATTTGCTACTAAAGCCGCCCTAGATGAAGGTATTATAATCGGTGGTGGTACTGCTTTATTATATGCCGCAAATTCTATCAATACAATATCTGAAAATAAAGATATAACCCTTGGCCGTAGAATCGTTAAGTCGGCTATACAAGAACCATTCTTAAAAATATTAAGGAATGCAGGACATGAAGTAAATGATATTAGATTTGCATCCTATGGTTTAAATAATGCAGACCCTAATTTTTGGTTAGGTTTAAATTATAAAAATTTAGAAATAATTGATTTTAAAGAATTAGGAATTATAGATCCTAAAAAGGTAACTAGAATTGCATTAGAGAATGCGGCTTCAATAGCAGGTACTATTCTTACTACTGAATCAGTTGTTTATGGTAAAAAGGAGGAAGATAAAGATAAAATCACTCCTCCTATACTTGGATAATATTATGTTTAAAGAACATACTTTATTTACTGAAAAATTTAGACCAACTGATCCTAATGATTACATTGGCAATGAAGTATTTAAAGCCGGTTTAAACCAATGGATTAAACAACAGGATATTCCACATATCTTGTTGTATGGTCCTGCAGGTACTGGTAAAACTACTGCTGCTAAATTAATTGTAGCTAACCTAGATTGTGATTCAATTTATATAAATTGTTCCGATGAAAATGGTATAGAAACAATTAGAGAGAAAGTAAAATCGTTTGCTTCTGCCGCTACATTCCGTGAATTAAAAGTGGTTATAATGGATGAAGCTGATTTTTTAACGATTAATGCACAAGCAGCTTTACGTAATGTTATAGAAACTTATTCTAAAACAACCAGATTTATATTTACTTGTAATTACATAGAACGTATAATTGATCCTATACAATCTAGAACCTCAGTATTTGAAATATTACCACCCTCTAAATCAGAAGTAGCAAAACGTTGTTCTGTTATTTTAGATTCAGAGGGATGTAATCGTGCACCTGCTGATATAGTAGAAATTGTAAATAAAACTTATCCTGATATTAGAAAGACACTTAATTTATTACAGTCATGTATAGTGTCTGAACCTGCAGGTACATTTTTACAATTAAATAAAGATATTGTTAATCAAAAACAATATACAGATCAAATTATTGATTTAATAAAATCAAAAGATGCTAAGGCATTTAATCAAATTAGACAAATTGTAGCTGATTCAAATATAAGAGACTACAATGAATTATATAGAGCCTTATTCGAAAACTTAGATTCATTCCATAACCCAGTATTAGGTACTATTATTATAGCAGAATCACAATACCAATCAGTTATGGCTCCTGATAAAGAAATTACTTTTATGGGATGTATCGCAAATTTATTAAAAAATGGATAATACACAACAACCACAGATGAACATAGATTTATCTAAAACAACCCCTATTGAAACTAAATCAGGTAGTCCAATATGGCATACAGGGATGGTACTTAGAAAAGTTTCAAAATTTATTGCGGGTACTCCTGAAGATGCCGTTTTACCAATATCAGTTTTTTATGATCCTGTAACTAATGAAATATTAGGAGATACTTTACCAAAAGAATTAAGAGAAGAATATCTTAGTTAATGACAATATTTGATTGGTTAAATGAGATTAGTTATAATAAAAGACCGTGGTCTTCATTTAATAGTGAAGATCATGAATCTTTTAATCCTTATATGATCAATCGATTTATATCAATGAAAGAAAATTATATTGATTTCGTTAATGCAATACAAAAATATTCTGTTAATAAAAAATTACTATATAATTACTATTGTCAACTTATACCAAAAAGAAAAACATTTTTTAGGTATATTAAACCTAAAAAAAGTACTTTAAATTCAAATTTAATTACTATTTTAGCTAAACATTTTGAATTAAGTGAAAGAGAGATAAAGGATAATTATCAATTAATAGGAAAAGATTTATCAAAAATTATACTTCAAAATATAGGTATAGATGATAAACAAATTAAAAAATTATTAAAATGAAAGAATGGTATAAAGATTTTATTGGTGTATATGAAAATGCCCTTTCTAAAGATATATCTAATGAAGTTATTAATTTAATAAATAACATAAATTTAAAAGGAAGAGGTAGAAATGAAGGAAATAGCCTAAGAAAAAAGAATAGAGGTTCTAATCTTGAATTCCATAATATGGATTTATTCAATCAAATTAGAAATTTTTTGTATAAGAATATACTTCCTCTTTATAATATAGAATACCCTGTTTTTGATTCAATAGGTACTTTTAATATCCCTCATCTTAAAATGCAAAAAACCCTTCCTACAGAGGGATATCATATATGGCATTTCGAAAACTCGGACTGGAGAGTTAGACAAAGATTTGGAGTTTTTCTTATATATTTAAATGATGTAAATGAAGGGGGTGAAACTGAATTTCTATATCAGTCTTTGAGAATAAAACCTACTCAAGGAACAATTTGTGTATTTCCAGCCGGGTATACTCATTATCATAGAGGTAATCCTCCTTTATCTGAAGAAAAATATATCATTTCAGGTTGGATTGAATATGTAGACCCGGAACTAATCAAATAATAATAATAAAAAAATTATGGATAAATCATTATATAATATGTTAAAATCATCTGCTCAAGCAGATAAAGATAAAGCATTATTATCTTTAGAGTTATTAGGTAATAAAGCAGTTGGTATTGGAGACCATTCAACAGAAGATTTTTATAAAAACGCGGAAGAGGCACTTATATTATTAGTAGATGCTGAAGATAAATTAAAAATATTAGAAAAATATTTTAATAATAAAGAAATAATATAATGGAAATATTTTTTAATAAACATATAGGTATTTTTGAAAATGCTATGACTAGTGAATGGTGTAATAAGATTATTGATTCATATAATCAAAATGAAGATAAAACTCTTAATAGATTTGAACATGAAAATGGAATGAATTCTCTATTAAAAAATGACCATATTCTCCCAGTAAATTATCTTGATAAAAAAATAATTACAGATTTCAAGTCTTCTATTCAGATTGATATTTTACATGAATATAATCAAAAATATAATTTTCAATCTTTTGATAGTTCTGAATATCATTATGAAATTACTGATTTTAAAGTCCAAAAAACCCTTCCCACAGAGGGATATCATATATGGCATTATGAAAATGAAATGTTGGATGTAAGGTCAAGGATACTTACTTGGACACTATATTTAAATGATGTAAATGAAGGAGGTGAAACTGAATTTTTACACCAATCATTAAGAATAAAACCAAAACAAGGTACTATTGTAGTATGGCCTGCCGGATTTACCCATATTCATAGAGGTAATCCTCCTTTATCCGGTGAAAAATATATAGTTACTGGATGGGTAGAAGTAGTTTCAAACTAAAATTAATAAATAAATTATGAAAGCTAAAGAGGTTTTAAAAAAATATTTCAAATCATCTAAAAATTTAAGAGGATAGTGAAAGATTGGTATAAAGACTTTATAGGTGTATATGAGAATGCTTTTTCAAATGATTTTTGTGATTATATTATAAAACAAGGAGAGAAAAACATTAAAAAAGCAGAGTCTCGTCCAAAAGGACGCTCATTTAAATATCAAGATTTATCTTTTGATATAACTCCTTATATAAACGAAAATAAGCGTAAGTATTTTTACGAATATTTTTCTAAAAATATTTTTTCTTTATACGAACAAAAATATAAGGTTGCTATGAATAATGTACTAGGACCAGGTATGGAAATAGTTGATATGAAATTCCAAAAAACTACTCTTTCAGAAGGTTTTCATATTTGGCATTGTGAATATGGTCATCTCCCTAACTATTTAAATCGATGGGGAGTTTATACTGTATATCTTAATGATATAGAAGAAGGAGGTGAAACTGAATTTCTATATCAGTCTTTGAGAATAAAACCTACAAAAGGTACTGTTGTAATTTTTCCCGCTTATTTTACTCATATGCACAGAGGTAATCCTCCTTTATCCCAAACAAAATATATATTAACAGGGTGGCTTTGCTATCCAGAAAAAATTTTAAATGTAAATATAAATGAATGATTCAATAAAAAAATATAGTGAAATGTCTAAAGATAGTAATTTATCTGCTATAGAAGTTTTAAAAAAAGAATACCCATTAATATATCAAACTTATAGGGATATAATGGATGAACAATTTGAACTATTTGCTAAAAAACATCTTGATTATGGAATGGGCAATATATCAGCAGGTACACAATTAATAAATGAAGAAGAAAAACATTTTGCTATGACAGGATTATGGTATAGACTATCTGATAAAATTAATAGATGGAAGAATATGATACTAACTGGTAGAAAAGCACAAAATGAAACTCTTATAGATACATTCCAAGATATAACCAATTATGGCATAATTTGTCAAATGGTTTTTAAAGATAAATGGAAATAAATTACGCTACAGATAAAGTTGTATCATTTTCACAATATTCTACTTATAAATCTTGCCCCCATAAATGGTATTTAGAATATGTAAAAGGCCATAGGGATACAAAACCTAACATGTATTTTGTTTTTGGAACTGCTATACATGAGGTATTACAATATTATTTACAAACCATGTTTGATACATCAGCAAAAAAAGCTGATGGTCTAAATTTAAATTTATTCTTTAAAGAAAAAATGATTGAAGAATATACTAAATATAAGAAAAAACATGGGCATTTTGCTACACCAGAATTACTAAATGAATTTTATTCAGATGGTGTAGGTATATTAGATTGGTTTAAAAAACATAAACGTGGTAGAAGAAATTATTTTTCATCTCGTAAACATGAACTAAAAGGTATAGAGGTTCCTTTAATAACTAATCCTATTAAAGAACGTCCTAATATCAAGTATATGGGTTATATAGATTTAATCATCTATAATAAAAAATTAGATGAATATACTATATTTGATATTAAAACATCAACTAAGGGTTGGAGTAAATGGGAAAAAGGAGACAAAGTAAAACACAACCAACTTTATCTTTATAAACAATACTATTCAGAATTATTTAAAGTTCCTTTAAGTAAAATAAATATAGAATTTTATATTGTTAAACGTAAAGTATTAAATTTTGATGATGAAAATATCAAATCACCTCATCAGGCATATCGTGTCCAAAATTTCAAACCAGTTGATAATAAAAAACGTTTAAAAGAAGCTAAAGAAGATTTTGTATCATTCATAAAAGATTGTTATACTGATACAGGTAACCCAATAGATAAGGAATTTGAAAAAAAAATTGATAAACCTTGTGATTGGTGTGATTTTGGAAAAAATAAAGATTTATGTGGAGCTGCACTAACTCCTGATGAAACATTCTTTAGTTTTTGAATCCTTATATATTTATATATATAAAAAATAGATTATGATAAAAAAAGAGTTACAATTAACAAGCGTAAAGGTTCATAGACATCTATTCGATGAGTTTAAAATAGAGTGTGTAAAAACAAAATTTTCATTCCAAAAACTTGCAGACCGAGCTCTTTGTTTGTATCTTACAGATGAAGATTTTAGAAAACAAGTTCACAACCAAACGAACTTAACTATAGATAATTAAAAATTTTATGAAAGAAGGTTATTTACCAAAAGAAAAAAGGAAAAAAATTCTATTTCTTTGTGATGATATTAGAATGCATTCAGGTGTAGCTACAATGGCAAGAGAAATTGTAGTAGGAACTTGTCACAGGTATAATTGGGTTAACGTTGGTGCCGCAATTAATCATCCTGAAGTAGGCAAAAGATTAGACTTAAGTCAAGATACTAGCAATAGAGCAGGCATTCCCGATGCTAATGTATTTTTATATCCACAAAATGGATATGGAGATTCTACTATATTAAGAAAATTTTTAGATTTAGAAAAACCTGATGCAGTATTTATTTTTACTGATCCAAGATATTGGGAATGGTTATTTCAAATTGAAAATGAAATTAGGGCAAAATGTCCCCTAGCTTATTTAAATATTTGGGATGATTTACCTGCTCCTCTATACAATGAATCTTACTATGATTCGTGTGATATGTTATTAGGTATTTCTAAACAAACTGAAAATATTAATAGGTTAGTTTTAGGAGATAAGGCAAAAGACAAAATTATATCTTATGTTCCTCATGGTATAAATGAAGAACAATTTTTTCCAATTGATGAAAATCACGAACAATGGGATAATTTACAAAAAGCTAAAAAACAGTTATTTGGAGATAAAGAATATAAACATGTATTTTTCTTTAATTCAAGAAATATTAGAAGAAAAATGCCTTCTGATTTAATAGCAGCTTATAAATTATTTAAAGAAAATTTACCTAAAGAAGAACAAAAAGATGTATGTTTAGTATTACATACTACACCTGTAGATGGTAACGGAACTGATTTATACGTTGTTAGAGATTTATTATTAGGTCAAGATGATAGTGTTAGATTCTCTACAGCCAAATTAGCTATAGAAGGTATGAATTATCTTTATAATTTAGCAGATGTAACGGTTTTACCTTCTTCAAATGAAGGTTGGGGATTATCATTAACTGAATCAATGATGGCGGGAACTATGATAATTGCTAATGTAACGGGTGGAATGCAAGATCAAATGAGGTTTGAAGATGA